TTTCAGCGGCCAGAGACCGCTTAACGGCAGGCAACAGGACAAAAAAAGGGGCTGGCAGATGCCAACCCCTTGTTTGCTATTAACTTTCAGATGTCGCGTTAGCGATACCTTAGTTAAGACGCTTTTTCACGACACCATTGATACATAAGCCTTTTATTTATAAAACAGTTAGTTAGTTCTATATCTGGTGCAACCAAATGCGAGCACGTACAAGCTGCGTAGTCAATTTGTGGACATCAAACTTGTCAGAGGATTAAGCGCCGCCGCTTCTTCTAAATGGTCAGGAGCAAAATGAGCATACTTCATGGTTTCACGGATGTTAGCGTGACCGAGTATTCTTTGAAGCACCAGAATGTTGCCACCGTTCATCATAAAATGGCTGGCAAAAGTGTGCCGTAGCACATGGGTCTTCTGACCTTCTATAAGCTGGATAGTAGTAGTAGCCAGCATCTTCTTGAAGTCCTGATAGCATGGCTTAAACATCCTGCCCTGCCGTTCCTTTAGCTCGTCATAAAGCCATGCCTGGATAGGAACCGTTCTGTTTTTGCCGCCTTTAGTTTTAAAGAATGAAAGTTTATTAGGTGATAGCTGTGAACGGGTCAAGGTTTCCGCTTCAGTCCAGCGCGCACCAGTAGCCAGGCAAACTTTGCATATCATCTTTAAATCTGGCTTTCCGTAAAGCTCGCAGCCATTCAGAAGTTCTGTGATCTGCCTTAAGGTAAGCCAGGACATTTCCTTTTCGTCTTCCCGGAACGTCCTGACGCCTTCCAGTGGGTTAGGTAAAGACCATTCCCCTAATCGCTTCAGTTCATTGAAAACAGCGGCAAGATAGTTTTGCTCTCTGTTGACAGTAATAGGCTTTACTTTCCACTTTGATTCATCGTCGTGATAGCCATTAGAAATTTTACCCTTCAAGCGCTGGTCACGATAATGCGCCCAATCTTTTGCCGTCAATTGAGAGGCTATCGGATCACCTAGTCCGGCACACACTATATCTAATTTAGCCTTACGAGATTTGACGGCCTTGAGCGACTGCCCATGCAGAGAATCCCAGAGATTTATCAGTTCACTAAGCTTGCGGCGATCCTCCTTCTCTTTTATCCACGGTTTGTTTCCGGCCTCAGCGCGCGCGTAATCTTCAAAAGCTACCGCTTCACCTTTTGTCGCAAAGCTTTTCCTGACACGTCGACTGCCGCGCCCATCTAAATAAAAATCAGCAAGCCATTCACCAGATGACAGTTTTTTAATGGACATGTTATCTAACCAAAGATTTTTTAAATTTAGATATATTATTGATTAGGATGGCAATACATACAGCCGCGATTGCATATGAAACCCACATAGGAGCTAAGAAACTAAAAAGCATTATTGTGCCCAGCACTGCCCCACCAAGGCATAGGCTCATAAAAGCTTTAAAACCTCTGATGATTTTTGCTTTACAATTAATATGAGCTGAAACAATACCGCTCACTGTCGCTATTATTAATAAAATAAACTCAGCCATAATTTCCCTATAAATTTTTGGATATTGTCAGCATTACGAAACCAATAGGGTTTACATCACTTTCTGAACATTCAAATGAAGATGAATTGTTAGTAACTTTGATCCTATTACCCGGAAGGCGTGAAACGCTATAAATATCTTTATTTCCATCAATATCTAATAGCCAATCACCATTACCAATGGTCTGAGCGTCCCCTTCCACGATCCATGACATCGAGCCGCGTTGAATATAAAGGGGGTTAGTTAAATCAAAGCCAAAAAGTGAAAGATTAAAACTCACATCAGCCTGATTCTCTAATGTGCCTCCGGAGAGTTTTCGTGCAGGTATGGATGGTATCAGCTGATCAGCTAAATCTTTCGTGGGTAGTGCCTCATCCTCATGGCCAGTAGCTAACCAAGAAAGAGAAACCCCCGTATCAAGTGCGCATGTAATGACAACATCACCTGGAAAATAATCTCTGCGAACCCATGCGCTCATCGTCGCTGAAGGAATATCAAGCAAGTCACCGAGCTGCTTCTGCATAGTAAAGCCATATGCGTGCATTATGCGGTCCAACACTGCCCGCCCGCCATTAGCCAGCATAGTGTCATGAAGCTTCTTCCCTTTAAGAGAGGGATGCTTCACCCTATCTGAACTTACATTTGCAAGTTCGCCACTAACCAGCCATCTAAGGCTTACTCCCGTATCCAATGCGCATTGAACGATGTAATCGCCGGGTAAACTCTGGCGAGCCACCCAATTTTGGATAGTAGGTAACGGAATTTTCAGAAGTTCCGCTAGCTCTGGGCGTGAGCTAACCCCATAAGATTTAAGGATTCTCTCCAGTATGGCCTTAACATCGCTGTTGTAATCGGTCATAAACCCTTCAAATAATCCAATATGATCTGTTTACACAAATCCATTTGGAATATATCATCCACTTCGTTAGTGAAAATGCACGCCAATGCACCGTAAATACTGCCAACTGGAGATAATCCCCGATGACCAATCAAATTACAATACCTAGCGGCCCCGATCTGATGACTTATGAACAGTTCGCACAGGCTTATGGTTACAGCCTTCGCACTGTGAAGCAGATGGTTGAAGACGGTGATCTGCTTGTTATGCCACGTAAAAAAGTTGGTGGTGCCGCACGCATCAACATGGTTGCCTTCCGCGCGCGTTTGCTCGCTCAAGGTGTCAATTGCCGCTACGTCGCTGCGTAACAACTTAATTATTTAAGTTGAGCAAAGGAATGACCATGTTTGATTTTAAGACTTCCACCCATAGCCACTATGACGACGCCTGCCGCAAGTTTGCGCTGTCCCACAATATGGTGAAGCTGGCCCAGCAAGCGGGCATGAAAGTGCAGACTCTTCGTAACAAACTGAATCCTGATCAGGTGCATCAGCTGACCGTTCCTGAAGTGCTGCTGCTTACTGATCTGACCGAGGACGCAACGTTGATGGATGGGATGCTGGCGCAGCTGCACTGTCTTCCGTGTGTTCCTGTCAATGAACATGCCGCTGAAAAATTTCCGGCTTACGTGCTCAATGCTTCCGCTCAGGTCGGGACGCTTGCTGCCAGTGCTGCTAATCACGCCAGCATTACCACCTCATGCCGTCGCGGGATCGTTGAAGCTGCTAATACCGGCATTCGCTGCATGATGCTGGCGGCCCTCGCGGTCCAGACTCGCGTCCACTCTACCCCAGCGCTGTCGGGTACTGCTGATGTGTTAAGTGGTATCGGTGCATCTATCGGGATGGTGTGAAATATGGCCTTTTCAGTAGCTCCGCTTTTGAAGCGGCAAAGCCCGTCCCACGCATACGGCCACGGCTGGATTGCGGCAGATAAAGGCAGGCGCTGGCATCCGGCAATTTCACAGGCCGAACTGCTGGCAGAATTAACCGGTAAGAGGAAAGAATCATGGGTTACAAAGCTGAGAGTATCACTGTTCAGATGAACGCGGGGCAGCGTGCAAGTGCGCTTAATCATATCTCTGCGCTTCGAACCATGATGTACGGCGATTGCAGCCACGAACTCAAACGCTTTATCGCAGATATGCGTAATAAGCGCGATCACCAGGCTGAACAAAATGGCCGCGCACTGAGCGCAATATTCTTCCTGGCAAATATCAGCAAAGAACGTCACAGCGTTGATTTCAGTGAACTGACGAGTGACGAATTAACGGCGCTGATTAGCGCGATGAATCACTTAAAGGCAGTCGTGAGTTTATTTCCAAAGAATCTGACGTTACCTAATTAATTAACCCAACGAAATTAAATGGCGTAAACCCGCCGGGCATTTTTTTGCCCGAATTCAGGAGAAAGTGAAATGCGAAATATCGAGACCCGTAATTTTAAAGCCGATGAGGACGCGCTGGCCGTCCTGCTGAGCAAGGCAAAGACCGAGCAGCGTTCTGATGATGCTCTGTCAGTTTCTATCCGCCTTGCCGCACTGGCAATTCATGCCCGCAAAAACGAAATGTCCGCAGCGGAAATCATCGAGTTGCTGGATAAAGAGGCGGAACGCTTTGAGAACCAGGCGCAGGAGCTGCACTGATGGCTGACTCAATGGATCTGGTACAGCAGCGCGTGCAGGAAGAGCTAACGCGCAATCTGGCTAACGCTACTCACCGCCCGGCAGGGGCGAGTGAGTTTTTCTGCCTGTCGTGCGGTGAGGAAATCCCGGAGAAGCGCCGCCGCGCACTGCCGGGCGTTTGCCTCTGCGTGACCTGCAAAGAAATAAGTGAGCTGAAAAGCGCGCATTACAAAGGTGCAGCGTTATGAAAACTATCCTTAAATGGGCTGGCAGCAAGTCCGGCCTGATGTCTGAACTGATTAAGCACCTGCCCGCCGGTGATCGTCTGGTTGAGCCGTTTGCCGGTTCATGTGCGGTCATGATGAATACGGATTACCCGGCCTATCTGGTGGCGGATGTTAATCCCGATCTGATCAACCTCTATCGTCAGGTTAAAGAGCATACGCGCCCGTTTATTGTCGTGGCGTTATCGCTCTTTAATCAGAACAAAACGGAAGAGAGTTATTATCAGGTCCGCGAAGACTTTAACTTCAACGCGGCGCTACCACTGCTGGAACGCGCTGCGCAATTCCTCTACCTGAACCGCCACGGCTACCGTGGCCTTTGCCGCTATAACAAGCGCGGCGAATTTAATAATCCTTACGGCCATTACAAACAGCCATATTTCCCGCTGGCTGAAATCGAAGCGTTTGCCCTGAAGGCACAACGCGCGACGTTTGAATGTCTGGGCTACAGCAACACTCTGAGCATGGTCCGTGCCGGTGATGTCGTGTACTGCGATCCGCCGTATCACGGCACATTCACCGCATATCACACCGATGGGTTTAGCGACGATGATCAGCACTCGCTGGCCTGCATCCTGCTGGGCATCTCTGAACGTAACCCGGTCATCGTTTCAAACAGCGACACCCTGTTTACCCGCAGTATCTTCCGAGAATTTGACCTGACAAAAGTCACTGCCGCCCGCTCTGTTGGCGTGGCTGCGGGTGAAGGCAAGCGCGCATCTGAAATCATCGCAGTGCGTCACATGAATCTGGCGGTGTAATGACTCAGGTTTTCGCATATCCCTGGAATGCCCCTAAAAAGGCAATCAATCCACAGCTGGACCCGGCGGAAGTTGCGCCGGTGTCCGCGCTTTCAAACCTGATCAGTCTTTATGCTGCAGATAACGAGCAGGAGCAGCTGCGCCGTGAGGCA